CATTTGTCTAACCCATGACCATAAATTAAACTCAATATTTAAAACATCATAAAATAAATTATATAATATTTTTTGAATATCTTCATTTGAAGAACGAATAGATAATACTTCACCCATATCATTCTTTAAAGTTGATTCATCTGCTATAATATCTAAAGCGGAAGCAATAATAGCATCTTGATCCATTAAATCATATTCAGAATATAACTGTGGTCTAAGATATTGAAAATTAACATTAAATTGGGATCCATATAAAGAAGATGGACTAGTAGAAAAAATTCTATTGTATCTGTCTATTAATGAATTTGTTTGTAGTTCACCACTAGTTTGAATTGTATTGCTATCAATTACATTTACTTCGTTACCTCCAGCATTACGTATAATTACGTCAGTTGAAAATAATCTTTGTAGTCTACTAAATAAGCCTTTGTCTGCCATAGTATATAATTATTGTTATAAATATTATTATAGAAGCCATCTAATGTCTTCTCTTCCATCTTTTGTGTCTATATGGTAAGGATTATCATTACCCGAGGAAAAGTATCCACCTTGATACGATGTTCTATTTACTGATATATTATTTAATGCATTTCGGGTTGCATCTAAACCTCTTTGTCTCATTTTTAATGCCGTATCTCTAATGTACATAGATATACCAAATGACATAACTAAATCATCATTATACCCACTTTGAGCTTCTGCTCTTGCATTACGCCAAATAAATACTTTCATCTCTTCTATCAACCTTTTTGATTGAATTGTTACTCCCCTATCACTAATGTATTCTTGAAACTTACCTATTACCATAGGTCTTGTTCTAGATGACATTGTAAAACCAGCTACCATTTTGGAGTGGTCTTGATATTTATCAAAATACGAATCAGCATTACGGGAATCACTTCTTTGTGAATAGTAAAGGTTTGGATATGCTCTATCAATAGCAACTTGTATAGTGGCCCAACCAATATTAGCATTTTCTATTACCAACATTGCTTCATTATATTCAGTAGCTAAACCTACTAATAAATGTCCGAATTCTTTTGTTCCTAATTGTCCTTTATACTCGGCAACTTGCACATTATTTTCTACATCAATTACATGACATGCAGAATAATCTTTTCCATCCCCACGAGCAACATCTGCTACTACTATATAATCTCTAGTATAATCAGCTGATTCCCAAACCCATAAATTTTGATCTGCTCCCCTTTTTTCTAATGGATCTTTGATATATGTTTTTTCATAAAAATCAATATGTTCAGGGTAAAATACTATATCACCTGATGTACTAAAATCGCAATCACATTCTTGTGCCGCCATTCTAGGATCACCTAATAATTCATCTTGTCTATCTCTCCATGCTTGATCTCTTTCTGGGTGTACAAACCAAGGTAATTTAATAGGTAAAAATTCATTTTCTGAAGATTCTGCTCTAGCCCATGTTTGATGGAACCAGTTACCAGTACCATAAGGTGTAGATAATGCTATACAACCACCTCCAGTTGCTAATGTTTGTTGGGCTGAAGCCCAAATTTCTCCAATATTATCAATAAATGCTGCCTCATCAATTAATAGCAAAGATACTGCTTCAGATCTACCGGCATCACTTGAAGCTGAGGTAGCTTTAATTTGTGACCCATTTGTTAATCTAAGTGTTAATTTATTATTTTCATCTGCATCTATTTTAAGCCATGAAGGTAAATTTTCATACATGAATTTTACCTTTGTAACCATGTTTTTAGCAGTTTCTTGTTTTGTTGCTATACAAAGTATATTTTTATCCTTATGAAACACCATTAACCATAAGGAATAACCCGCTGTTAAAGTTGATATACCCAATTGTCTAGATTTTAAAATAATCGAATATGGGTTATCACGCATTAACGTTAGTACTTTTTCTTGAAAAGGGTATAGGTTAAATTGTATACGCCCACGTTGTGGGTGCTGTATATAACAGTATTTACGCATAAAATGTACAGGATCCTTAGCACATTTTAAATATTCTTGACGTATTACTTTTTTTAAATTAGGCATATTATTTTACTAAAAGTATTGCTCCTACTATAGCTACTATTCCGGCACCAGCAGTTAATTTAGTTTTTAGTTTTTGTTTTTTTAAATCCAGTTGTAATTTTTTTGATAATTGTTGAGATAATAATAATTGGTCTGATTTAGATAATAAAATATTATTAAAATTACCTATTTGAGAATTTAAATTTAATATAACACTATCTTTTAAAACTATTTTTTGTTTTAATATATCTACTTTACCCAAAGTAAGAACTAATTCATTTTTAGCTCCATCACCTGTAATTAAATCTTTAATTACTAATTTGGCTATTGGTTTTTTTAATTGAATCGAAGTACTGTCTATAACGGTCTGTGAAAAACTTTCCAAGCTCGTTATCATTAAAATTATCAACAGCATCCACTTTAGTATTAATTTCATACCTTAAGTTTTTTATTCTATTATCTTTAAAATCTAATTTCTTATCTAACTTACCTATCTCTACATTTAATGTATCGATTTCAAAAGCCAATTCGTCATTTATATGGTGTAACGAATCGACTTTTTGTTCTAATGCTTCAATTTTAGCATTGTATTCGTTTATATATTTTTCTTCTTTTTGAAGAAAACAAAAAACTAACACACAAGCTCCCACTATAACTAATAGATTAAGATTTTTTCCTAACCATGATTTTTGAAATTTCATCTTATTTATCTATAATAGCTTCTAATTCTTTCTTAAGTTTTGTTTTCTTCTTAAGATCAGCTACTAATTTCTCTTTTTCTTCACCTTCAGCTGCTTTATATTTACGAGCTAAAGATTTCATTTGCTTAGTTAATTGGGCAAGTTCTTCTTTTGCTTTAGCTAAACCTTTTGTTTTTTTAAGATCTGCTTTAGATGGTTCTTTATCTTCATCTTCTCTTAAATCTTCTTTTATAAACTTTGCTTTTGCTTTATCAAAATCTCCTTTGTATAAACTATCTACTATTTTTCTACCTAATGTTTCTAAATCATCAGCGTTTAAAGAATGTGGTTTGTTAAATCCTTTTAAGTAACCTTGCCCTATAAGGCCATAGTCTGCTGGATCTATTACATCATCAACAGTCTTTGCTGCTTTTTCTTCTATACCAGCTTCTTCTTTTTTCTTAATTACATCAGTTAATTTTTCATCATAAGCTTCTAAACTCTTAAGATCATCTTCTATTTCTTCAGATAGTGTAGAGAGAATATTTTCTTTGATATAACTTTTTAAATCAGATTTTTTCATTATAGTTGAATTTTATTATAAATATGTTAAAGGCCTGTAATATTTAATATTTGTTGAATTCGTTCCTCTGTAGATCCAGATATTTTTTCTACTTCATTACATTTATGTCCATATCTTTTAATTAAGGTTGTAATAGTAAAGTCAATTAAATCTCTATAATGCTCGTCTGTTTCACGTATCCCATTATCTTCAATTTCTAATCCATAAGGAGATATATAAAATATATAATCATATTCCCTAATAAATTCACTAGCATATTCCTCAAATGCTTCTTTATCTTGATAAGGTATTGATTTAGCATTCATAGTAAATGCCATAACATCAATTACTGTTCTATCTGTTATAATATTATCTTGCATTAGTTCAGCACAACGTTCAGCTAAAAATACTGTTTGACCCTTTAATGTTGAATCTGTATTTAGGGGAATACCTAAATTGCTTAAATATTTACTACGTTCTGTAGCAAAATTATAATTTTTAAATTGTTTTGTTTCTTTTAAGGCGTTTACTAATGTAGTTTTACCTACACTCATTGTACCACATAATCCTATTTTCATATCTTAATTTCTATAATCTGATAATTGGTTTTTCATTGATTGGTTTTTATAGAATGGAATTCCTTCTCTTTGTCTTCTCATTTCTCTCCATTCTTCAGATGTTTTTTGCATCCCATAAAGATAGTATTCTGCTTTTTTTTCATTACCCTCAGGTATTAAAGCAGGACCATCCCAATTATGTAATTTATCATCCCATGTATAGGCAATAGTACCATCTGCTTTTGTTAACTTTCTTGATTTTGGAAATGTTTGTCCTGTTTCTATACCCATAGTTTTTTATTTTATTTATTATTAATATACGAAATTTATTTTAATTCTCCTAGTAAACTTTCAGCAACATAAGTACCTTGTGCACCACTCACCGTTATACCTCTAGCAGAAAGTGCATCACCAACAAAGTGGACGTTAGGATACTTGGTAAGAGCTAGATTAGAGTAATC